GCTTCGGGCACATCGAAATTAAAATTATTGAAACCAATGGTTGTTTCTGAAAACTGTCCACTAGTAATTTTAACTCCCCAGGCTTTTTCCTCGAGCTTCCAGGGATCATAGCTCACTTGCATTTTCAAACTCCTCGTCTAGTTCCTGAGCACTAAGATCGGACTGCACCAGGCTTGTACTGCTAATCTGATATTGGTTTGTAATATATTCACGGAACTCTTTGCTGGTTAGAATAGGCATCCAAAACTCTTTGGTATAGGTATCCTTCATTCTGTATTTCTGTTCACTACCCTTGTGTGCATACCAACCATTGGTAGGTTTAACAACAAATCCGCCCTGCATGGCTACATCCAGCAGACCAGACCATTGGCTGATGCCACCGTCAAAGGTTACTTCTACAGGTATCTTGCTCTTTTCACGAACATGTCGACTCTTTTCAATATTAATGATAAAGTTATAGCCGACCAGATCCGTACCTTCTTTTTCCTGCTGGCGCCCAATAATGTAGATGTTGTCGGCGCTATAATAAACGCCTGTTCCGCCAGACACTACATCTTTAGGAAACATGCCAATTTCTTTATAGGTGTGGTTTACCACAACCATGGGTATGTCCTTGATGGTCAGATGTGGCGTAACCATTCTAAATAGACTTTTGAGCTGCTTGGCTCGACTCATGTCAGCCACACTCTTGCCTTCCAGAGCATCTTCTACTTCTTTTTTACTGGCTAGGTTACCCACTGAATCAACGATAACAATAATATGATCGCCACGTTCAATGTTATTAAGCTGAGCCATACTGTCATGCTTGAGCTGTTCAATATCCGTGATGGGAGTGTGGACGACCCTGCTGGTGTCAATACCAAAGCTGTCAAAATAAGATTGAGGACTACCAAACTCGCTATCATAAAATAATACAACTGCGTCATCATATTTCTCCATGTAGCTCTTGGCTAGCAAGAGCGCAAATGCTGTTTTAAAATGTTTGCTGGGACCAGCAAATACTGTTAGTCCTGGTGTCAGACCACCATCTAGTCTGCCACTAAGGGCGACATTGATCATGGGGACTGAGGTCTGAATCATGTCCTTGGCGCTAAAGAATTTACTTTTGCTAAGCACCTCGGTATCTTTAATGGTTGAATTTTTCTTTAATCTATCTATTAGGGACATTTTTTCTCCACCTATGATGTTCATATATTGTATTTCCTGGTTTTTCGCATCCCATAAAAACAGAGAACGAATACCTACGTATATCTTGATTAGTGTATGTTACTGGTGTAACTTCATGAAACATGAAACTTGGAAATATTACTGCTTTGTTGGACTTAAAGACCACGGTATGATTAATATCTGGAAAAAACAGATCTCCACCCTGTAATTCATTGGGATTTTCGGTATACCAAAACAACAGGGTTAATTTAGCTCCGTCACGGTGTGCTCTATAAAAACCATCTTGGTTGTATTGTGCAAATAAAATAGACCATGTTGTAATAGTATACAAAAAACTGCCACCTAGTGTAGCTTCAAAATCATCGAACTCAGGGTGAAAAACAAATTTGTCAAAGTACTTTCCAAAATAAGATTCAGGTGCTCTTAAAGATCCATATAGCTCTTCGAAAAAGATACTTGGTTTGTTTACAGCCAAGCTTTTTTTATTAAATAAAGAAGCTCCTGCCATCAATTCAGAGCCAAGCAAATTATTCTTTGTAATTAAATCTATTTCGAGGCAAACCTCTTTGAGTTCTTGTGGTGACAAATATTCTTCTATTTCCCAGATAGGAATCTGGGCCGGTATTTTTAATATACTCATGCAAACAATTCTTCCAGGCTAGCCTGTGGCTTGGCTGTCCAGCCCATGCCTTCAAGGATGGTATTCAAAGGTTCTAGAAATGCTTTCTGAAACATGGTGTCATAATCAATATACTTTTGCAGTTCGAATTCTGGCGGAATGCTGCCAATAAAGGCTATGCAATTTTCACCTATGTGGTTAGGAACCTTTAGATATAAAAATTTAATCTTATCACCTTCGCGTATGAGTTCATATTTCTTTTCTAGACTTCGAGTCTTTAAGTGATGGTTATACAGCAGACTGGCCCTAACGTGCATGGGCGTACCCTTGCGATAAATCTTAGATGCATCCGAATATTCTCCTAGCCCATTGACACCTCGGGGGAAGGCTATGGCTTCGGGTCTGAGCTGTCGGAACTCCTCTTCGTACTCCTGAATAAATTTTTGAAGCGTTGCTTCAGTCTTTGTAAGCGCCAGACTAACTGCTTTCTTAAGATTCTTACGAGCAAATTCAGGAGTGCTGCTCCTAACAATCTCCAGGCCCATGACTTTAAGCTTAGGCTCAGCATAGCTAACACCTTCGTTATTATAAACATTTAAAGCATACCTTTTCTTGGCTACCCAGATGCCTCTATCAGCAATGGCTTCACGCTTGAATGATATCTTCTTTTCATAGGCATTGGTATAGGTAGCCAGCTGATCGCAGGCCTTGTTAAGAACTTTTTCGATCTTTTCTGCGCAGATCTTGTCCAGGATATCAACAATCTTTTCCTTGGGTAAATCTTTATAGAATTTTTGTACCAGAGGATCTAAAGTAACATAACAAGAGTCTGTATCCGAATAAAAACTATAATCAATATTCTTGGTACCACAGATCTGGTTCAACCACCGATTCAATTCTAAACCAACAGTCTGGATAATGTATTGTCCGGTCAGTGTAATGCCTTCGGCTATTCTGTCGTCATAGTATCTAAAAAACTCATTGCCCCAGGCACCAAACAAACTATTGAGCTGAATCTTTCGAGCCATTTGAAAGTTATTAAACTTGGCAATCTGATTCTGATGAAATGGCTGCTTGGTCAGCTCATATTGCTTCTGAGCTTCAATCATCTGCTTCTTGTACTTCTGTCGATCATCAAACAACTTTTGGACTATCTCTGGAAACACGCCCTGAGTATCGGTCTTAAAGTTATAACCATTGGCTGTTAAACACAATCCATCTTCTTTTAGGTTATGCAGATCGTGCTTCTGATTCAGTAGTTCTTCTATGGTGGTCTGCAAGAAGCCCGGCACCATGGTTTCGGGACTTAGATTGTACTGCATAATAATGCTGGGATACAGACTCGTAGCATCAAAACTTACTACCCAATCGTACTTGCCAGGTCTGGGTTCTTTGACATAGGCTCCGACAATCTGTCGACCTCGACGACTGGTATCTCGCTGATGTACTACGATGTTCTTGTTCCAAAGATGATTGTATAAAATGCAGTCCCAGGTTCTAACTGCACTAAAGATATCAGCATAGTTACATTTGGCATCATAGGCCATGGTTAAGATAAGCTCAATAAGCTTCATCTTTTCTTCGAGCTGGTCGACTAGCTCGGTATCGACCACGTTATATTCTACGAACTTTTGCCAGTCATTTTTATAAAAGTCTCTGAAGCTATCATATTCGTCATAGGCCAACTTTTCACGCCCTAGCTCTTGCTTGGCAATGTAGTCTAGCTTATAGCTTTCCTGGGCACTATAGGTAAATTTTCTATACAGGTCCAGATAGTCTAAGGCACTGATGCCCATGATGTCGACCGCTAACTGAGACTTCTGCATCTTTTCAATTTCACGATCGTTAACAACGTTCCAGGGACTTAGCTCCTTGGCTGCATCTTCGCCCAGAACTCTGCGTATACGATTTACCAGATAGGGCATGTCAAAGAATTCTATGTTCCAGCCTGTGATGATGTGCGGATAATCGGCCTTCCAGAATTCTAGGAATCGTTTTAGCAGATCATATTCGTCACGACATTCTATATACTTATGATTTTTCTTGATGGGCTCAGCATAACGACTGCCAAAGGTAATGATATCCTTGGTAGCATAGTCCTGAACAGTAATTAACAAGACACTTTCGGCTGGATTACGAACGTCAGGGAATCCATACTCAGCAGTAGTCTCAATGTCCAGACTTAGTGTTCGAATCTGTCGAATATCAAATTCGATTTCACCAGGAAACATTTCGGTTATGTACTGATAGGCATAGTTTAGATTGCCGAAAATAGCGAAATTCTCTACATCGCCGTATCGTTTTACATAGTCCTTGGCTTCGTTGATGCTGTCAAAGCGAATACTATCCAACGGAACGCCCATGAGGCTTCGATGTTTGGATTCTCGATTTTTGCTGGGCACCCAGAGTGTAGGTTTGAATTCTAGGCGTTCCTGTACGTTTCGACCCTTGTTTACGCCTCGAATCAAAAGTCTGTTGCCGTACTGAATCACACTAGTATAAAATCGCATATAGGGTTCTCCTGAATCCCACATTATAAATAATACAGGCCACGATGTCAATGATTACATTCTATTAATGGTGAGGTACTAAGTATTTATTAAAGAACACGTGTTTTTCAGAGCTCAAAAGGCTTATTAGAAGGATTTTCAAATGTCTGCAGTTCGAACTGCTTTAGCGTTCCTTCTTGTTATGATAGCAGGTGTTGCTGCTGCGCAAACGACCACTAGTACGTCCACGATTAATACAAATCCAACTACTGGTACAATTACAGGTGTTACATCGACCGCACCTGCACAGCCGTTATCGGCTACACCATTGACTATAACCAGTCCAACCAGTCCTACATTAATTAATCAGACCACTCCATCTACTGGATATAGTTCATCTAGTTTGGTAGATACCAATTCAACTTCCAATGCTGTAAGTACGGTAACTACTAACAACACTAGTAACAGTACCAGTACAAATGTTAACACCAGCACCATTAACAGCAACAGCATTAATACAAACAACAACGTCAATACCAGTGCTTCTACATCGGTGAATACAAATAACAATAATAATGTGAACACTGGCACCATGACAAACAATAACAACAATAACATGAGTGGGTCAGTTACCTACAACAATAATAATGTAAACACTGGCACCATGACCTACAACAATAATAATGTCAGTACAAGTACTAATGCAAGTACTAATGTAAATCAAAATATTCAGTCTGGACAAATAACCAACATCAATCAAAGCACCAGTACGTCTGATAACACTAATCGTAACATTATGTCTGGTACAGTTACCTATAACAATAACAACAATTCAACAAGTGTAAACACTAACAATAACATCAATACTGGTGACATGACAAATCGTAACATTAATACAAGTACCAGTACAAGCGATAACAAGAATACTAATATTAGTACATCAACAAGTGTTAGCACTAATAATAATATAAACACTGGGACTATGACTTACAACAATAACAATACCAGTGTGGG